AGAATGTATACGAATCAGATAGTGGTGAGAAAAAGCATGGTTCAATAACTGTAATCTCTTTTCCAAACTTATCCTTGCTGTAATTGCAGTATCGTGTGCTCTCTTGCGCGAAAGATGCTATTCTATGTCGCACAAGTTCGTGTGATATTCCTCTATCAACGATAAACTTCACAGCAAGCATAGAATGCTCAATCATTGCTTCATGTCCCTTATTTATCAGCATCTTTACCATTTTCTTTGCTGACTCCCCATCTTCTGTAATTAAATTTTCACTTTTGTAGCACACTCTGGCTATCTTCTCAATGTGCTGTAACTCATGAATCCCACCTTCTGAAATCGGTGTTAAAATCTCATATCCTGCTTTTATTATCTTCATTATCGAAACTCCTCCATTTCTGCTTGAAATTTTCTACATTCTTCCACATTATCTGAAATTATTCTTACATATGTATCATCTGATAAATTTAAGGCATGAACACCTAAAATTGATTTAGCGTCTACTACTGCCCTATCAGTTAAAATATCAATATCTGATTTGTAATTATTTGTAATCTTTATAAATTTTTTAATTTTATCAATATCAGTTAGCCTGATTTTAATTTTATACATATTGTTCATATTTCCTTGCGCCCCGCGTTTACCATAACACTATTACACTATGATTTTAAAAAAAATTTGTACTAAATTATTTACTCCTTATATTCTCTCCATGCCACTATTGCGCTTCTGTAAAAATAGTCAAAATCTCCCCTGTAACACTTTCCATTCGTCTTAAATCTTCCATTAAAAGTAATTGTTCCAACATATTCCATTTGCGGAAGCAACGGACAATCATTTGAAGATAATAAGTATACTTTTGTGTCTAATGGGCAACTGTCCATATCATAGTTCCATTTTGTTTTCATATTTATTAATCCTTAAATTTTCAGATATCATATCGCATATTTCATGTTTTTCATCAAGAATCAAAATTAATCTCCCATCTGAATCTGCTCTTTTGTATGTTGTGAGGAAGCACAACTTTGCTCTGATTTCTTCGTAATCTCTTAATGTTGCTTTATCCTTTGTAAAGTCCAATATAATTCCATTTTTTAAGTGTAATCTTTGTTTGTTATCGTGAGCACACTCAATATTGTATAAAAGTCTTTTATATTTGCTCATTAAAAACCATTTAATTTTTGTCATGTTAATTCCCAACCTTCCTTTAATATTCCTGCACTGTCAAATAAAATAATACTTCTTTGAATCTCTGCCCTAATACAATATTCAATGCTTTATTCATCCATAATCTGCTTTCCATTCTCATGAAAAAAGGTGTATTCACCATTTTCTAATTTAAAACCTTTTTGTATTATGATCTTCGTTCCGTCTGGATTAACAAGACAGCAATATACCTTATGATTTTCTGTTTCACTCTCAAGAAAATTATTAATAATGGATTCTGCCTGTAACATTAATCTTTCATTATGCGCCAGTGCGGTAAATATACCCATAATATCCCCCTCCTTTATTTTCATCTGATAAAATCATATCAACTAATTTCTTCTTGATATCACCCATTTATTTATGATATTTTCACTAAAATCAACTTTTATCATTTTCAAATAATTCAAAACGATATCTTTGTTTAATCTGTGGATATTTTTCTTGATCAACTTCTGCCATAAACGCATTATAAGGTCTTGCAAAAACGTTATATTCTCCACTTTTATCATCCTTATATAATGCACGATAAACAACTAATTTTTCATTTGTTTCTGTATGTATGGCTATTGCTTCAATAATGTACAAATGTTTCATACTATGTTCTTTATCTTTTACAAACTCACGTTTAAAATGTTGCACAATATTGCCTTCTTTTGGTGGATTAGTCCTTGCTCTTGCGCTTGTATAATCTACTGAATATTCTATATTTGCTGCCGCTAGTTTTGCGAATAAGGCTTCTATAGTATCAGCAGCTTCTCCAAAAATACAAGATAAGTTTCCATCAATCCTATCCCCCTTAAAAATTCTCTCATAGTTTCTCAATTCCTTTACCTGTTCACTAATGTTCATTCTGTCAATCCTCCCAAAAATCAATTAAAATCTTAACGTTGTAACACCATAAACATATCTTAAAACATTCGTTTTATACCAATTTGATTCTTTAATCCTTTCAATCACTTTTTGTTTGTCATATCCACAGTTTTCATAATCTTCTTTTGACGGATATAAGCAAACATTCGCAGTCCCATCTCCATTTCCATCAGAACCAATAGAAAGGTTCTTATCAATAACTTTTATTTGCACATCAAGAACTTTACCATCCCAGACATTAACTAATACAACCCAAACAACTTTGCTTTCGCCATCAATATTCATTTCCCTATCATCCCCTAAATCAATCCCTTATTCAGCTTTTCAAGGCTGATTTCTATTCCGTCAACTTTTTCACTTTGTATACTTTTTACATCTACAATTGCAAGAGAAGACTTATTAAAATCTTTCTTATCAACCAAAAACGCAAAACATAATCCTTCATCTTTTAATGCTTTTTTCAAAAGTTCTAAATGTAATGATATATATTCTTTTTGTTCGCCTGACATTATAATCTCCTATCTCATATCATTTTTTTAATATTTCTGTTAGTTCTTTTATTTTTATAATTTAATCAAGTATTCTCCTTCCTCGTAAAATATTTATATCATTTTTTAATTTAGTATTTACATTTTCACATAAATATGCTATAAATATATAGTACAGTATGAACAAATGAGTTACTCTCTCTATTAGGGGGTAAAAATATGGTTTTAATGACAATTTCAATAACAATGACACCATCAATAATCAGTTTATTCGCAGATATAGCAACTATTTTAATGTTTATAGATTTTTTAATCAAAAAGTAATACAAAAGTATATTTCGTAAACTTGATATAAGAATTTGAACAAAACTAATTGTACATGGATGTTGAATAATACTAGTTGTAAAGTCACTATTGATATATAGTTGTTTGTAACCCGTAAATCAGTAACTAATTTGTTCATACTTTATATTTGTAAAATTATAAATTTAACAAATATATCTATAAAATAGAATTTCTAGTCATTTTCTCCCATCTCAAATCTTTTTTAATATTTCAACCACCTATCACCATTACCCTCTTTAATATCTTTCTTCTCATTTACGTTAATACCTACTGTTGTTCTTTTACCTAAATTTGTCCCGTCCGTTGGCTGATATTTCGCACCTTCTTTCTGTGGATACATAAATTCTATCATTGCAAAATTAGCTACATCTGCAAGAAATTCTGTATTTCCTGTAACTTCATATTCTTCCAGCTTAGCTTTTAATGAAGCAATTGCTTGAAGTCCGGCAACCATTTTATAATTTTGGCGGACATCCCCAAACTTATAATAACTTGTAACCATCATTTTCTTTCTAATATCATCAAACTTCTCGCTATACTGCGTTTTTAATAATTCATCTTGATACATTCTTATTCTCCTAAAATACAATAATAATCATCTATTATTCCGTTATTTTTATAATGTTCCATATCTAAAATTGCATCATTTATTGTTTTAAAACCACATGAACAAATATGCCCTTTTGATAAATTTACAAAGTGATACTTTTTATCTGTTCTGTTATACATAATTGAAACCAGTACATCTCCTTGTTGTCTTTTTACGAAATATATATTTTTCATTATTCCTGCCACAATCTCCCAAAAATAACTTCTAAACTTTATTAATCAAAGTTAATTTTATTTAATATCTGGTATAGTTCCCTAATTACTTTTGCATCGCGTAACGCGTTATGTTTTTCTCCTTCTACTGCATGTTCTTTATAGTTGTCCCATAAAATTATTTCTCTTGATTTATCAAATGCCGTTTGCAAATCAATTTTATAATATCTCGCAATATCCTGATTAATGTCATAACAATTTGGGCATACATTTTCGGGTAAATTGAGTGCACTGCCAAACAAATCAATTAATAAAACCATATCATAATGACATACATCTGATACTAATTCTACATTTTCAAACTGTTTAAACCAATTTCCAAGAGTTACCGCAATATTATCTTTTGTTCCAATATGATAATTAGGAATATATTTTTTATCAGACGGTAATTTTGTAATAATTAAATTAGCAATTACATTTTCTTTAATCCAATCATCACATTGCTCTTTATCATAGTCTGTTAGTTCTGCATAAAAACTTCTTCTATCCTCTGAAATTAAGCCAATACTAATCAAAGTTGTGTTTTTATGTAATCCTGTAAATTCTGTATCAAAAAATATTTTCAAAACTTTTACCCTCCTTTATCAATAAAAGTCCTATTTCATTGCCATATTTGAACTATATATAGTGGTTGTTTGTTCTATGTAGCCACTATATATAGTCTTATTACTACACCATTTCCTTCTCCAACATCATCCATGTATTTCTTTTATTATGGCTTGTACGAATACATTGTAAAAATGCGTTTGGTTCAGCCAATAACAAACACCTTTTCTTTGCTCTTGTAATCAGTGTATAAAGCATACAATTATCCAGCAATTGATGATGTGTATTATCAATGATTCCAATCACAATCTTTCTACCTGCACCCTGTAACTTATGTACAGTCATTGCATAAGAAAGATCCAACGCTGCCAGTTCTTTCCTTGTGTACTCAATCAGTTTATCCTTACCAAAAATATCAGTATATGTTACTACGCAATAGTCTTCTTTCTTTTTACCATTTTGTCTTTCACTGATTTCTGTTATATATCCTATTTCTCCATTAAACACATTTTTATCATAATCATTTACTGTCTGCATAACTTTAGCACCTAGCTTGAATGTCATCTCAAACCCAGATATACTTTGCAGCACATCTCCTAACAACTTTTCCTGAATCGTTTTATTCAGTTCATTTGTGCTGTTCAAGCAATCTTTTCTTCGCGGAACTGCAATAACTACATTATCAATTCCATCAGAATCTACCGATTTTAGAAATGTCTTAACTGCAATATCAAATAATGACTGCCTGTTTGTGCGGAACATATAGTACATATCCTGTAACTCACCATGAATAATTCTCGGTTGCAGTTTTTCAGTTATAGGGTTAATGTTCTCACGAATCAAATTTGCATCCATCGGAATACCAGACCTCTCAGCCTGCCTCATTGGCTTAACCAATTTACTTACTATGGTATCATCAAACATTTCTATTAAATCCGAAAATACATTACCAAATCCTATTGGGGGCAACTGCTTATGATCGCCAGAAATAATAATTCTTGTATTATCACCAATCGCTTCTAACCAATGTAGAAACAAACTTGCATTTACCATACTTCCTTCATCAAGAAATGCAACACTTGTAATCAAGTGATTATCTTTATTAAAATCAAATTTATTCAATCCCTTACATCCCAACGTCCTATGAATTGTCATAGCAGGAAATGATGTTGCTTCAGTTATTCTCTGCGCCGCCATAGCTGATAAAGCCGATGCAGTTAGTGTAAACTGATTTTCTGTATATACCTTTACAATCGCCCTCATAATAGATGTCTTGCCGACACCAGCTTTCCCAGTTATTAAACTAACTGTTCTATGCAGACTCTTATTAATTGTGTCAAGCTGTTCTATAACATACTGGAAACCTTGTTCTTCCTCTGCACGTTTAATCACCTGTTCTATTTTTTCATTGGAAATATTTATGTCTGTTTGTTTTTTAGATTTTTCGAGTAATATATTATAAATCTTCATCTCAATATCATAATAATACTTCAACCCCACTTTATCTTCTGTTACGTGTAAAAACTCATTATTTTCTAACAACCAATCGGTTTTATCAGCACATTCAGGAACACTATTACTTATCGCTGACTTTAGTATTTTAATTGAACACCATGTATGACCACTGCTTTCTCCCAAATCTGTGAAATAGTATTTTATAAATGCAACCAATCTTTCAGTGGTATTTATAAGTTCTGGTTTTAATTTTAAGGCTAAATCATCAATCTTTTTGAAACCAAGTCCATTGATTTTTGTCAAAATATACGGATTTTCTTCTAACTGCTGTTTTAATAATGCTGGATTAGGTTCATCTGTAAGAAGTTTTTTAATCATCGTATATGTAACACATAATGGCTTTAACATAATTATAATATCTGAAATTAGATAATTATTAATGATCTTATCCTTTATCCTGCACCAAGTAAGTTCTCTAACCCCTTTTACTAAACCATAATCAATATCTTTCAACGTACCATTTGCCACATCGTTTACTACATTCGGGTATACACTTATTAAATTCTCCGCAATCCAAGGTGAAATAATGGATTGCAAAAACATTAACTGTAACTCCTTTGTTTGTGGTATAAGTGCATATATTGCTATTGGTGTATACTGATGACCATATGTTTTGTCATACTTATACTTTGCCTTTATCATATATTCTCCACCAATAACCAATTCTTGCATTTTACCAGCCAAACAACTGAACTTCTTATCTGGATCAACTTCTTTACTATCTTCCAAAGGAAAATCTGTTTTCGTTTCTTTCGTATATTGAGGAATGTCATCATTTGTATAAAAACCATATACTCCCCAATCGGTATCTGAATTATAGTAGCGTTCATAAGTTATGACCGCTTTAAACTTTAAAATATCTTCATCATTTTCAAACAATTTTATACCACTACTCCTTTCTTCCTTGCATACTCAAGCCACTCATTATAAGTTTTAACTTTTTCTATAATTACTTTTTCTTCACTATCCCTTTTGCAAAGAATTGCTATTTTCTGCCCCTTTTTTATTAAATCTTCATATTGTTTTAATTGTGAATGCCAAACAATGCCTTCAACTAATCCGAAGCTAGAGTAAATATTTATATACGCAAACTGCTTACCATTTTTGTCTTTTTTCTTTTGCACCTTTGCAATAATTCCTACTAATGTACACTTCTCACCATCTGAAATATCTTCAAATGGTGTTAAAAAGGTATAAGCAGCATCAAAGGGATTATTATGAATAAATACTTGTAACGTTTCAAATTCCCAAAATTCTTCATTTTCAAGATATTTTTTATTTTCCTCAATATATTTTTGAAACCGCACTTTTGAATTTTCTTTAAATTGTTCTTTTCGTAAACGATTATATTCTTTGAGAAGTGCATCTTTATCATAAACAGCTCGTTTACCTTTTGTTCCTAAAATGTATTGACTTAAATCTATCCTCCATTCGTCTTCTAACTTTTTATAAGCAGGAAGTGTTGTAACTTCTGAAAATTGTAATGGTTGATATTGTGATTTTAAATAACTGATTAACTTCTCTCTTTTATTCTTACATGGTATGGCACCAGCTTTTATTAAGGATATAACCTGTGCTTTTGTTAATGGTACTCTCTCTGTTAAATCATTAAATGATTTAAAGTCACCATTCGCATTTCTTTCTGTTAATATATCTTTTGATAAAGTTTCACCAATACCACTGATGGCTGATAGTCCAAATAGAACTTTATTATCATTTACTGTAAAATTCATAACCGATTTATTAATTTGTGGCGGTTCTACATCAACATTAAAATATTGAGCATCTAATATGTATTTATTAATTGCACCTGCCTTATCCTTGTTCTGATTAAATAATGCTTTAAAGAAATATGTTGGGTAGTGTGCTTTAAACCAAGCAGTTTCAAAACAAAGAACAGCATATGAATAAGAATGTGATTTGTTAAAAAGATAGCCGCCTTTTTGAGATAACTCATCTGCTATTTTATTTGCTACAGCCTTTGAATAACCATTTTGTATAATTTCTCCACGAAGAATTTCAGATTCCTTTTGTACTAACTCTGGTATTTTTTTACCAATAGCTTTTCTAAATAAATCAGCACCTCCATATGATCTTCCGCCAAACTTCTTAACAATATCGAGAAGTTGCTCCTGATAAATCATACAGTAATTTGTATCTTTGAGTATTTCATCCATGTCTGGATGAATAGATTGTGGTCTACTTCCACCAGAAGCCATTTCAACATATTCATCCAATGCCCCCATACTATCAGGTCTATACAATGCCAATATAACAGAAATAACCTCAAAATCTAACTGTTCAAGTTTCGGTTTTAATCTTATAAGCAAATCTTTCATACCAGCAGACTCAACTTGGAATACACCATTTGTTTTACCCGTTGCTAATAATTCATATGTCAATTTATCATTTTCAAATTCGGGATTATTAATATTGTAATCCCACGGATTTAAGTGCAAATCATTCTTAATTTCTTTTACAAAATTTAATGTAGTAACACCCAATAAATCAAATTTTACTATTCCAATATCTTCTACATAATGTTTATCTACTTGTATTATATGTTCACCTTTAGTCCCAATTTTCATTGGCATATAATCATTAATATTTGTATCAACAATACCAATACCACCAGCATGAATAGAAACTGTTTTTACTCTGCCACTTAGATGCTTTGCTATATCAAATAATTCTGTATATTGAGGATTGTCTATCAATATTTTTGAATTAACTTTAATACAATCATCCCACTTATCAAAGGTAAATTTCTGTGAAAGTTTTTGCATCTGATTATATGGAAACCCAAGAATTTTACCAACATCTGTAATTGCCACACAAGGAGTAATATAAGAATAATTTATAATCTGACATACTCTATCTTCTCCGTATTTATCAACTAAATAATCAATAATTGCATCTCTATCTCCAACGTCTGTATCAATATCTGGAAGTCCCACACGTTCAGGGTTAAGAAACCGTTCAAAAATAAGCCCATATTTAATAGGATCAATATCCGTAATATGGCAGCAATAGCACACTAATGAACCGGCTGCACTCCCCCTACCTTTACCAACTTCAATGTCTAATCTTTTTGCCGCTTTAATAAAATCCCATACAAATAAGAAATATCCATCAAATCCCATTGAGTGAATAACACTCATTTCATAATTAAGTCTATTTCTTCTTATCATTTGTTCTTCTTCACTTAATTTATCATATCCTCTATCTTTCCATCCTTGATTAACCAAATACCATAAAAACTCATTATTATCACTATATCCTTCTGGAAGCGGAAATGTTGGTAACTGTGGTTGCTGAAATGGCATATTTACTTCATCAATTAAATCAGCTACCTTATTTGTATTTTCAAGTCCAATACAAACATTATCATATCCAATTTGGCAATCCATACATTCATGAATTTCTGCTTCGGATTGCATATAACAGCCTTCATATACTTCACTGTTCTCAATTGCATTTTTATCATTATTACTACTTTTTCTTCCTATTTGAATAAGTTTATCTTGATAATATAAATCTTCCTTTTTAGAAGCATGACTATCTGTTGTTATAATAAACGGCGTTCCCGTTCTTTTTGATAACTCTAAAATCTTTTGATTATATGAGTACTGATCTTCATGACTATGGGACTGCATTTCGAGATAAAAATACGGAAATACATTTTTATATTCATTGATATATTCTACACACTTTTCAAAATCAGATTCTCTTGCCAATTTACCAGCTAAACAAGCCGAAGATATTATAAAATTTTCTGCATAAGGTTTTAAATCATTAATTGTGCAACGTGGTTTAAAATAAAATCCTTCAAAGTTACTCTTTGTGATAACCTTATTTAAGTCCTTTCTTCCCTGTTCATTTCTAATAAGACAGATCAGATGAAAATATTTATTATCTTTATTTCTTATTTCAATATTTTCACATTCATATAATTCACATCCATAAATCATTTTAATTTCAGGATAATTTTTTTTGATTAAATCAAAGTAAATATGACTATATACATTTCCATGTTCAGTGATTGCAAATGCCTTTAGTCCAATTTCTTGTGCTCTATTCAACATTTCTTGTGGGCTTCCATATCCATCTAGTAATGAATAATATGTATGGTTATGCAAAGAACTGTACATAACTTACCTCCTACCATTCCTCATCATCTGAATTATTTGTACTAACCACAACAACATCTTTTATAATTATTTGTGGTATTCTAACCCCGTTATATTCGTTAATTGATGGTTTTCCTATAATATTAAAAACCATATTATCACTTTCATCCCATGCATTTTGAATCCAGTTATACAGTTGATTTCCTTCTTTACATTTACATTGAATATATTTAATCTCGTGAACCATAAAGCTTATGATGTCTTCATTCTTACCAAATATCTCAAACTGCTCTTTTGTAAGACTTATATTTTCAATGGCAAGCATTGGTTCATCAATGCCTTGTCCAATAATATCTTCAAGCCTTGCTAAATCAGTTACAATTTTTACGGTTACATCATCAACATCCATAATAAAGTCAACTCGATATGTAGAATCATAATCAATTTCTCGCAAAATATCATTGAGTTTGTTTAATGCGTCATCTTTTTTATCTAAATCAAGGTTAACCCCAAAAGCATTTGCATGACCTTTTCCAAAATTAAAAACTTTTGTACTGTTTACTATATCCTTGAAGCTATCAATAGGACTGTTGTCAATATTTCTTGCACTACCACCATAAGAAATTACCCTCTTATTATCAGAAGAAACGAATCTACCAGTACTAGCGTCATATTTTATATTTTCATTTTTATTCATTAAAAATTTATTTAACAAAATGCATGGTTTATTGAACATTTCAGCAATCTTTATAGCAACAACACCTGTTAATCCATTGTCAAGAATATCCGAAGTATCAATCATAACTACTTTATTTTCTTGTGAAATATGTTGTGCAATCTCTGCAATTTGAGATACACATTTTTCTTTCTGTTTATCCTGCCTACTTTTGGCGTTTTTACATAGTCTAGCCGCTCTGTCATATATATTTTCTTGAATTACTTCAGCAGGTTTATCTTTAGTGGCACGTTTCTTATATTCAAAAAACTCATCCTGTTCAATAAACGCCCTAAATAATAATTCCTTTTCTTCTGGTAAACCAATCCTGATCATTCCGTTCAAAATGGGAGTAATATACCATTGGACATTATGTATATTTATCTTGCCACCCATACTGTAGTTCTGTGCATCAATAAGGGCTTTAAAGCATTTATTTTGGATATTTAATAATCCTATATCAGTTAGATACCTTGTTTCAAAAGAACGCATATCCATTACATCACTTATGTTTGCTAATGCGCATAAATCCAAATAATCATCTGCAAACTCATTCCAATTTTCTTCATCTAATGCCTGTAAGAAACGATATACAACACCAGCTCCACATAGATTTTTATTGGAATAATTGTTGCTCATTTGATTATTGACAATTACTGCATATGGATTTTCTTCTTCTTTTTCATGATGATCTAATATTAAAATATCCATCCCATATTTCGATAACGCCTTGCATTGATTTGTATCATTTGTCCCTGCATCTGGAATAATCAATAATTTTATGTTTTCGGGAATAATTACATCATCTGATAGTCCATGTGCCTTTGATCTTCCATGTAGTATATAGTCAACAGGATAATCGCTATCCATTTGTTTTATGTACAAATACATCATTGCAGCGGAGCAAAATCCATCTGGATCTTCATCAATCAATATTCCAATTTTATTTTTTTGATTATAATGTTTCATGAACAGACAAGTTGCCTTTTCAATATTATCTAAATTTTGATATGGTTCAATAACACTTTCATCTAAGTTTAAATATTTATTGTAATCATCTATTCCTCTATTCTTAAGAACTTCTGCTAATATATTAGAAGTATTATTATTTCCATTTTCATATAGTTTGTATTGCAATTTTATACCTCCCTATCTCAATTTATAAATATTATGTTCCACCATATACTGCCATTTTGCAGGATTATCCGAAGGTGACTCATGTTCACTCAAAATATTATCCTCATCATACATATAGAACAAAGGAATCCCATCAGGAAATCTATCAGCTAACCTTTCTAACTCGTCTTTTGTAACGTCTTTATCAAAGCAAAAGATAATCATTACCCCAAGTCTAATAAGCATATCTATCTGATGTTGCGATAATTCCTTACCCCCTGTTCCTCCGCTGTTTCTATATGAATAACTCCATAATTGCTGTGTAAATTTCTCACTTTCTCCTACGAATATCTTTCCAGATGATTTTATGTAATCAATAGTTTTGTATAGTCCATAAATGATTTTTGATCTCGCACATGGCTCTAAATAAATATATTTGTTTTCATGAGTCGGAACATTTCTATCAAAGTATCTCCCCTTTACCCCAACTAAGTCACCAATTTCTGAACGAATAGGAATTGTATATCTATTACTTTCTTCATCAAAGCCAATTTCAAATTCTTTTTGTGTGGAATAATCTATGTTATCTTCATAGAACAAATCATTACAATATCCTTTATAATAGGAAAGTACACTTTCACTAATTGGCTTTAATGGTTTCTCCTTTTCTATATTTGTATTAGAACTCATGTCATCAAGCATTTTTAAAATCTTGAAACTTTCTGGAATGTCTTCTTCAAAGTCATGGTAATACGACATTCCAATTTCATCACATATAAACTGTAATCCTTTTGGAAAAGTTGAATCTTTCGTATAACAGACCAAATCAATAATGTCAGTCTTTCGATTTGTTCTAATCATCTGTCTTGTGTAGTTCTGACACATTAAATATTCGCTGTTATATAAAACAACTGCTCCATTGTTATCACCTGTTGCGTTTGCGCAAGTCCAATAACCGTTTGAAGCATGATATTTGATATGGTGGCAACCAATGGACTCTAGGATTTGCTCAGCATATCGGTTTTCATATATGTAATTTTTTAATTCTTTTACATCCAAGTGCCACCCTCCAAATTATTCTGTACTTTTCGGTTTTTTAATAATATAGCCTATATTTTTCCAAATATTAAAATTGAGATCTATTTCAAACAACATAATCTTATCTTTGCTTCCAGCCCTGTTTTTGTCAGGTTTAATACAAAAGTATTGCTTTTTTAGGTCTAAATCTTCTGTAACAGGTTCACCCCAACTATCATTTTCTGCGACCATTTGGTATTTGTAATATTCATCTTTACTCAATTTCTTACCAATATTTAGAATGTCTACAATATGTTTTATCTGCTTTGCATTTGCAATATTGTTACTGCTTAAACTGAAAATATCTGTAAACACGGTATCATCGCTCAATTGAAAGACTGCATAGCCACTCATTCTTAAATCTTTTGTCAATTCTTTCAATCTTGTGGCAAACTGTTTTATCTGTGACCAATCATCTGTGTTATATCCTTTTAACGTGTCATATCCATAATATTTAATGTTTTGAACCATTTTTGCTTTACGCAACTCAAACTCAATCTGTTCTGGACTGTAATCATTACCAACATCTTTAAACAAAACTTTCCCCTTACGGTCAGAACTGTCAATCCACTCTGTCACAGCTTTTACTTGCCAATATTCCTCTGATTCTTCCTGTACTCTTTTTATGTATTCTTCATCAGATTCTGTATAGATTCCAAATTCATCTATTTTTCTTCTGATTATTTCTCCCTTTTTATCGTGATACACACCAAGAACAATTTCTTTTTCTGGTTTTTCAAGTACAACACCATGTAAATCCTGAAATTCCTTATTATTGATAACCGTTGTTATTAAACAGCTTCTTAAATCTTCCTCATCCATTTCATTACTCATGAGGAAAAAGTTTTCATTTTGCACGAGTGCTACGTAAGCTGCCAACAATACCAGTTTTCTCGTTTTCCCCTCATTAGATAAGAAACCCTCAAATAGTAGTTTTGTATCTCTCATGCCAAGAAAATATTCATTATACATATACCAAGGGAAAGGTAACCCAAAATTAGGTTTTTTAAGATACTTATCAATTTGTACTGTATTATTATCTGTAAGTTCTACTGCTTCCTCACCTGCATTGATAACGGTATGTATCTTGTCTGCTTTTGTGCGGATAATCCTATATATATCATTTGGTGACATCTTATCGAAATTCTTATGGGACAGAATCTTTTCAACAGGAAATCCGTTTCTTCCATACTCTCTTACAAGAGAATACTTTTTGACTGTATCAAAATAATTTTTACAGTCGTTTTCATCCGCAAGATTCATATATTGCTGCATGGTCTTCCAGCCTTTATATTGCTTATATATACTTAATCTCTCTGAATTTTGACTCATAAATACATTCATTTTTGTTTCATCTACTGTCTGTGAAAAAGTCAAATAGTAAGTTTCAAAGCTATCATAAAAGAACTTTACTGCCGGATCTGAAAAGTCGTACTTACTTCTTATAAAATTGCCATAATTAACAAATAAATCAGAGTCTTTGAGTAGTGCGCCTACAAAACATATCTCGGCTTGTATATTTGAAGCACTATATTCTTCTACCAATCAATCATCACCACCAATTATCCAAAAATATCGTCAACCAAAGCAGATATATCATCTGAATTATTTTTATCAGAATTATTTGAAACAATATATCCAATACTTTTAGCAACAATATTTTCGTTTTTTTCTATTTCTTTTTCAGCTTCTATAATCCTTTGTTTTTCAAGCCATTTTAAATAGCTATCGTATTTATTAACCAAAATTGACAAGTCATAATTAATACGCATATCAGAACTCATTACAATTCCTTTTGTTTTGTTCCTATCTGCAATACCATTTAACATATCAATTTTTCTTTTCCACATATCAAGAAGATGTTCTGGCGGTATTCCAACAGACATTCCCTTAAATGTGCCATTGTAAATATTGCCCAATTTTTGCCATATTGTCGTTGGAATAATTGTGACATCATACGCATCCTTTATAAACTCAAAAACATTTTCTTTCGTAATTAACAAACTTAGATATTGATAGGTTTCTTTTTTTATCTGATCCAGATTATTAAGTATCCATGTCCATTTCTGTGAAACATCTTCCCTTTTCATTTTTGAGCGTTTGTTGCATATATTGATAAAACAACTACTATGATATGTCTGTTTATCATAGTAAATTGCATCATCAATATCGTCATTGCTTATGTAAAAGTATTCTTTGCAACATCCGCATTTTCTTTTTATTCCCATGTGTTGTTCGTCTTTTATATACTGCATTAGTCCACCTTTACATAAGAAAACTTATTACTGAAACATATCAAGAACTTTCTGTAAAACGGTAGCATCCGTTACATTTTTAAATGCTGTAGGAAGTCCTGCTGCTTTCAACTTGTCCCCCATTTCTTTCTTATCAACAGGTGATAGTGCATTTTTCTTTGCAATAATCTCTTTTTTAATTGCTTCAATATCTACACCAGAACTATTTTCTTCAACAAATTCTTCATTTGCTGGTTCACCAACTTTACCAAGAATCTCTTTACTATAAATATCCTGCTCAACGTCAACAGCCTTGGTCAAATCATTTTTAACAACAAACGCCTTTTTATCTGCCGTCTTATCAATAACTGCCTGCCAATCTACTAGTGTAGGATCTTCAATAATAATATTATCCTCATGTGTATGTGTTCTATCCTTCTTAACATGAGCGCATACAACACCATCTTCATTTCTGAACATACGAATTTCTGTCTTGACATTATATGTCATACCCTTAAAACCATCGGGAATCTTCCTGCCAGTTGCTACACTCGCAGTAGAACCATCTTCCTGCTTAATTGTTTCTTTTTCATCTGTTTCTCTTGCAGTCACAATATAGTGAACACCAGACGCCATCAGGTCAAGAATCAAATCCTGCCCCTTAAAGTTGATAGTCTGGTAATCTTTGAACTCTATACTTGCCCCCTCAATTTTTACGAGTCGGGCATCACCTATCAGACCATCTTTGTCAGCCTTTACCTTGTTTCTCTTTTTAGAAAACTCAATCAATCCCTGTTTTGTTGTCAGGTTTAAAATGGTGGTACCATCAACAACAATTGCATCTGCCCTAAATGGCTCACCATCTGCATCAATCACAATCTCATCAGTTTCATTACCAGTTTCTTCATCAAGAACATATAAATCCTCATCATTCTTTACCTTTGCAATATACTTTCTTACTTCCCCTAGGGACTGTGTATACACAATATAAATATTCTCAAGATCCACACCGTTCGCTTCTAATTCACCCAAATAATCATCAATAGAACCAGTTTCAGGATCAAGATACAATATCCTAAACGGTTTACCATCTGGACGCTTGAAATATGCTAACTGCATAGCCATAGTGGATTTACCTGTAAACTGTTCACCATATAAAATCATTCCCAACTTACTCTGAGTTACTGACGCTTTGCGAGCTTTTGCCATAAATAAAATCCTCCTAATTTGTAATTTCTACTTTTTTATAATTAATCAATACATTAAATCTAATATAATTCATGATAATTGTGATGTGCCATATTTATTGTATGACACACCATATTTATTAATTAAATCACCACGCTTCATCTTCATCATTGCCAGAGTCCAAATCAACTTCTCCCCAATCATCACCACCAACATCGCCTCCAAAATCATTTTCCGCTTTGTTTGCCTGTGCAATTTTTGCCATAGCTTCTGTAACATTTGCTTCTGTGTAGAGTTCCTTGTCAACAGTAGAACCTTTTGCGTTGGTAATGATAAATTCTCTCTTTGTAGGTGCAAGAACCTTCTCCATAGATACTTCTTCGCCCCAATTGTCATCGTCATCTTCAACTATTTCAGTCTGCGCAGATGCTACCATATGACCACTGACTTGAATTGCATTATATGGCTTTAAGGATTTTTTGAACTTATTTGCCAAATCCTTATTTTCAATAATAAACTCAACGTCCTCAATGTTGTTGTATGTAACAATCTTCGCAGATACAATAAATCTTCCAGTCAGTTTGTCATTTTCCTTTTCCTGATCAATATTCATAAATACAATGACCTGAATAAAATCATTCTGTTGGGTAAAACTCTCATCACTAAAATTAATTTCTGAACAAAGTGAAATCTGATTAGGAACCAGTTTAGTGGATGTCTTTTTATTGCTGCTATCATCTAAAAAGCTACTATAATCAAGACTTCCTCTGATAAATACGCTTGCGCCGTCTTTTAGGTTCTCTTTAACTTCCTTACAAGCATCAAAATCTGTCATAACTTTTTTATCATTTACAGTTTTGCCTTTATCATCTACTTTTTTCTTTACACCAATATTTTTACCAATCAGTTTAAATCCTTCACGATTATAAGTAAGTCGATTTGCCCAAGGAACTTTTACTGTTTTAGGCTTTTCTCCCTTATTTTGCGATTTTTTTGAAAATGTAACTTCATCATATTCCATTCCCTGTAAATTAACATAAAGCGTGCTGCCTTCATCGTATTCAACTCCAAAGTTAATTATTCTCATGTCCTTATTACTCTTGGTCTTAATTTCCTTATAAAAATTCTCTTTCTCTACTCCACTGACAATACCTTTCAACTGGAATGAACCTTTGGTTTCTGGTAAGTCAAATAATCTACCTTTTTTCTTTGTTTCCGCCATTTTTTAACGTCCTCCTCAAAAAATAATTTTCTCTTATATATTTTGTTATTCAATTTTTATTTAAACAGCCTATTCAGACTGGAACATAGATTTTAAATCTATATAAATTCTATGTGAAACAGTGGTTTATGGCTAAATTGGGCGTAATTTAACCAAGGGTATGCTGTTCCACCCATAATAATCGCATTTATTCAGTTGTATTAATGGGAAATATTTATGATTTTTATATGGATTCTATTTATTATAGACTTCTATTGTTGTTCCTTATAAAACAAACGAACTTCTACTCATTACTCTCTGTATAAAGTGAACCAAAATGATTAATATACAGGCTATCTTCTTATATTGATAGTTCCTAACTGTCTTTCTGCCCACTCTCTGCAATTAACATTAACTGCTAATGGCAGTTCCATTTTTGACAATGTATTTGTTAAATTGTCTATTTCTTGAATTGCTTTCTCTTGGTATTTGCATACATTGGATTTACTGCAATTTTTGCAATTCTTTGTGTTATTTACTTCTGCAAACATTATTTCTCCTTATATTTTTTCTTTATTCCATCTTCCCAAATCAACTTATTTATGATAAACTATTCTTACTCTTAATTTAAGGAGGGATCACACATGTTAAAAAAGCTTTTGATCTCGCCCGCACTTAAATTTTAAATACATCCTATGGCGGGTTTATTACATCCTTAATTGTAATAGCTATTAAATCATAGGGTATAGTGTAAGAATAGTTATATCTTTAACTATTTACCTAGTGCTGTAGGTCATATTTTAGTGTTGCATCTATATTGATGTTGAAATTTAAGTAAAATTAAGGCGATTGACATTTAGGCAGCACACTAAATGTTCTTTCGGATAATTCTATAACATAAGCAATTTAACAATTTGAATATGTATTACATATTTCCCTTTTATTTTACATTTCTTTTACAAATCTCACTTCATCATGCGCCGGAATTACCTTTTTCGGAATACGAACAAGCGTTGCTGTCTGAATTGTTGGTTTATCATATGTATAATAATAATCAGTAAAATATAATCCGCTTCTCGTTACTGACAAAATAATAAATAAATCAAATCTGTCAATAATACTTTCTTCATTAGGGTAATCTTCAATATTTTTGTCATATGATACTAATTGATATGTAATATCCTGATACTGATATTTTCCTTCATCTGTCCATTCTGATTCCTCACCTTCTTTCACATCATAGCAAACGCCTCTGTTTTCAAACCCAAATCCGTCTTCAATATGATTACGTTCATCATAATCGCTGCATATTTCGTTGATTCTGTTTTTTACTGCTTGGATTAATTCTGCATCTGCCTTTTTACATTTTCTTAATTCTTCTACTGTTACCATTCTCTTTTCTTACCTCCAATTATTTAAAACTTTTCTTTATCTGCCAAAACAGCATCTTCTATACAGCTTTTCTACGTCAATTCTAATTTTGCTTTTTTGATACGCCTAATAGTGTTTATTTTCACAAATTTGCAAAATATCACTTCTGTTTCATTTCTTTCATATTAAGCGACTTCTCACAAAACTGTTTGATGTCTTCAACTGTCTTGCCCTGATTACACATATCCAAAACTGCTCCAAGAATACCGGCAGCACCAGCTTTTAATCCTTGAAACCTGACTTCTTCTAAAGTCTTTTTGATTTCATTGTTTAACTGTTTTTCTTGTTTCTTTGTTAATGCCATATGTATTGATTCTCCTTTTTTTTAATTTTCATCAGGTTTTCTATTCTTTTCCTCATTAATTTTATCAAGAAGACAATCTACAACCGCAACTATACCACCAACAAAATGTCCGTATACTCTCCCCTCCTCTCCTGTGCCCCATTCTGTAGATTCCTTGATTACTTCAAACGCCGTTTCAATTATCTGGTTCTTATCCATTATATATATTCTCCTTTCGATTTTACAATTTTTCATACGTTAAATCTGGTTCTTTTACGATTCTATATACTACTTCTACATTTTGCATATAATCAGACAATTCTTTTTTATTTGTGATTTCAATATCCTCACATTCATCTTCTTCTCCTATACAGTACAAATAAATTCCATAAAAACCATCTTTTCCTAACAGGTTTAATTCATTTAATTGCTCGTCTGTAATTGTATTCTGTTCTTTAAGTTCTAAAAGTTTCCAATATCTTTTGTATTTTTCCAAATCGCTTTCTGAAATTACACCACAAGAAGCATCGCAATTCTTACATCTAAAATTATATTTCTTTTCAACAATACCAATGCTATTTAATAATTCTAAATCTTCAATAGATAATGGATGTATAAGGTTTTTGATATTATATTCCCTTATATAACATCTGGCATTAAATCGTGCAGCTTTGTCTAATCTTATCTTCTCTGCATCAGGAATATTTAGTGAATCAATCTCTGGATAATATATAGGCTTTAATAATTCTGGATATTTTTCAATCTTTTTCTTTTCGATAATTTGTGATAATGCATTCACCATGTTTTTATCGTCAATACAATATTTAATTTGACTGAATAAATCCTTACATTCCTCATAACTGTAGCTGCTTAACTCTGATATATCCATATTATTAGCTTGTAACTTTAACATATTATCAAGCTCTTTTAGTTTATCTTTTATTTTTTCTTGTTCTCCAATTATTTGAAATAATTTCTTAACTGTACTAATGACCTCATACCTCCTCGTCTTTTTAAATTATCTCTCCTATTCACTATAAATACTTTTATCACCTCCCACCAAATGAAATTAACCTTTTATTGCCTCATTCATCTTTAAATTCTGTATCGTCTGTAACTGTTGCATTATCTACAATTTGAACATAAGTGTTTTCATCAGGAGTAATTATAACAGTTTCTCTAGACAGTCCCCAAAATGTAAGTTGGTTTCCCTCTGCTTTTATTACACTTCCGTCCCATTCCAGTATCTTTGTGCTAAGTTTTACCTTTCCAGGAAGCAATGTAACCACCTTTGCCATTTTATCTCTATAATCTATATCCTCAATTCTATCTTCTATTTCTGGATATATCATTTTTACTTTATCAAACATATCTGGCATATACCGTTTTAGCTGAGAACAAAATTTAGGAATTTCTTCTCTTTGATAAGATGTAATCTCACCGCCCATCATTGCTCTTGGTCTATACTTTATAAGTTCTACAATGAATTCTGGTGTAAAATCTTCTTTCTTGATAATATCTCCATCACCCTTAAAGAAATTTTTTTCTCTAAGGGAATTTGAGTAATTGATCAAATGTGGTAACGGAAGAAACACATAATCAC